ACTGTTAGCCGTTTTTTTGAACCTTAAAGAAGTTTCCCTTAAATACATTCCTATAGCAAACGCCATTACTAAGTCATCGTTGTACCCAGACATGGCCTGTTGTTTACCGTTCTTCCATATAAATACGCGAAGCTCTTCTAATAGTCTAATAGATCTGATAGTTACCGTCTTATTTTCTATGAAATCTCTCATTTTATCGAGTACAGAAGGTCTAACTTTAGTACTCATAATAAATCCCGGTATCAAAGTAGCGTTTCCATAGTGTACTTGTAGATAACTGTTGAAATCTGCATTGTTGTCAGATCTATGGCTAAAGTGAATATTGGAATAACCGCTTTCCACCACGCCCTGCACCACGTCCCAACCTATATTTGCATTCTCAATAACCAATAAAGCTTGATTGTACCTAGTTGCTATCGCTATTAACTCGTTAGAGAATATCCTGGTGTCAGTCTGGGCTTTAAATTCAGCTACTTGTTCTAAAGTATCTATATCTATAACGTGATAAGCAGAGTAGTCCAAACTGTCTCCCCTCGCTACGTCAGCAACAACCATATAAAACTTCATAGGTTCTGGATATTTCCAAATCCACAGAGCTTTTTCTTGGCCCTCTCTATTTATGGGTTCTGAAATTTGATTCTGTTCGTACCAAGTCAATATTTCTGGAGGAATTACGGTATTACCTGAAGTTGCGAAGTCGCAATCGCACTCTTGTGCAGCCATTCTAACGCCTAAATCTATATCCTGTTTATCTCTCCAATCTTGATGCCTTTCAGGATGCACAGTCCAAGGTAAAGAAATTGGTAAGAAATTATTTTTTTGTAAGTGTAGATAGTTTCGATATTGTCAATGAACGCGGCCTCGTCAATTACCAAGAGCGACACGGCTTCAGAACGACCTGCGTCACCTGCTGCTGATACCGCTTTGATTTGAGAACCGTTCGTTAATCTTAAACTTAATGCGTTGTTAGAAGTCGCTGCGGCTCCTATCTTCATCCAGTTAGGCAAGTTATCGTAAGCGAATCTAACCTTTGTAACCATATTCTTTGCAGTGTCCTGCTTGGTCGCGATTACAAGAATGTTTTTATCTTTTGAAAAAACCATCATCCACAAAGAATACGCGGACACTAAGGTAGAGATACCCAATTGTCTTGACTTATTTATAATGGAATCCGGATGTTTTTGAAATAGTTTTAAAACTTTTTCTTGAAACGGATAAAGGTCGAACAGCATTCGACCTCTTTGCGGGTGTTGGATCATGTAGTACTTCTTCATGAAATACACTGGATCTTGAGCGCACCTTACAAATTCTTCCTTGATCCTTTGTTTTATATCAATCTGGCTCTCTGACATTATTTATGCGTTGCAGCAAGACCTATGATTAGGGCTCCCATTGCAAATTTTGTGATCTTATTCAACTTATTTTTTCTATCCAATTTTCTAATGTCGCCTTTTAAACCTTCAACAATTACTTTGTAGTTGTTTTGTTGCTCTACTTGCTTTTGTATGATTGATTCGTAATTACCTTCTTTAGTTCTTAGTGTAACTATAATTTTATCTTTACCGTTTACTGTAGATTCTAAGTTAGTGATTAAACTGTCTTGGTTTAAAACAATATTTTTAGTTCTGTCTAAATCAACCAAGTCAACTACAACTGCTTTAGAAACTGGCACTGGTAATATAGTTGTATCAGCTGTTGGAATTTTATATTGCTCTGCATATCTGTTTACGAAGAAGCTATCTATTTCGTGAGGTCTTAATTTTGCCGCTGCTTCCAATTCAGATTTGTCTTCTTTTAAGTCTTTAACTTTAGCAGATAGCGTTTTTGTTTTTTGCTCCAAAATAACGTTCTCTTGTTCTACTATTTGAATTGTATTTTCTAAACTATCGTTCTGGCCGTGTAAAGAATCGATTTGAACTGCTAATTCTTCTATTTTGTTTTCGTAAGCCTCTGTCTTGAATCTAACTCCGTCAAATTCTTTGTAGATTAGCCAAATACCGGCCAATAAAAATAAGGCAATTGCGCCTTTTACTGCTATTTTCATAGTTTTTTAGTTTTCTAATAAATATATCACTAAGCTTCTTCTTCCACCGAGCTGTAAATACGCTTTTTGCTAATCAGCGCAAATTGGGAAGCGTTCATTTTTAGCCCATTTATGTAATGCTCCTCTTTACCGTCAGGGTAAATCATCGCAGGTCCGTTTAAATTGTGAGGTTTTCTATTCTGACCTGGATCTTGTACGTAATGGATTGTGATGCCATCAATAGTTTTCATGACACCGTAAGTAGTCTTTTTCATATAACCAATTTAATAAATTTTCTTGATACTTTTTAACTAAAGTCTATGGTGATCAACTATTTGCTTAACGAGAATCCAAGTTTGCTACTCGTAGGGTTCAAAGTGCTTAAGCTAGGAATATCGAATTTAAACTTAGCATTAGGATCGTTAAAAGATCTAATATCAAAAGTCATGCTACCACCTTCTTTTAAATCGAAAGTTAAGTACATTTGCTTAACCTCTGTTTTTGAGATAATTTCTTTTAATGCCTGTACAAATTTAGGTTTTGTATTCATTTGATCTGCTACATAATAAGACAAAGGAGAAGTTATAGCCCCGTAGTATCCATTGTCACCAGTTTTTTTCTTCATTGTATCCCAATCTACTTTAGCACCTTTTCCTGGTAATCTCTTGGTTTGATTAAAAAATGGATTGAATTTTTTAAAGAATACAGCGTCTTTTTTTGCTGCTGTATTTGCATTTGTTTTTGCAAAAAGTTTCTTTAAATAATCGTTAATTTTCTGAGCGGTTAAATCTTTTGCGTCAGTGCCTATAATGCTTGCTAATGTAGTGATTGCTGGCATATCTTTTGGAAAAGCTGATGCTACTTTTAAGAATGCGTTAGGACTTGTTTCGCTAAGCATAGGTAGCAACGCTTTGTATAGAGCATATTGATCTTTTTCTCCTTTTATTTGATTTACGTCAATTGCTTTTAATAAATCTGTTAAAGAAGCAGTTGCACCTTTCTCGTATTTAGAAGATATCTTGTATCCGTCTATATAGAAGTCAACTAATGGTTCATTTCCTTTAGGGAAGTTAAGGCCTTTTTTGATTCCTACGTGTTTGCCTAAGAATATGCCTCCCAATATTTCTCCAAAATCTTTACCAATTGTATTTTTATCTTGTTTAGAAATAGAAGCCAATAAAGGCGTAGTTTGTTTTGATAAAGGTACATTTACTTTACCGCTTTTTAATTTAGAAAGTCCTGATTTTGAAGCGGGCGTATTGTTTGCAGTATCAGTAACTAGAGCCGTAAGTATCTTTCCTAAATTTTTGTCTTTTTGAACAGCTTTAGTTGTAGCACTTACGATACTGTTTAAATCTTTGTATTCTCCAGCTATTCCCAAATTAACGGGAGTCAATGCTTTAAAAGTAACTGTTTTATTCTCTTGGCCGGTTTGGTTTACTATCAATACAAATTCTCCCTTTTTAAAACTAGGAGTTGATTTTGTTACTGTGATTTTTATTGTAGGATAGGTTCCAGAAGCCGAGTCTTTTGTTCCTATTTTAACATCAGACATTGTATAATTTCCCTTGCCAATTACTTTATCAGCAGCTTTAGCGAGAGATTTTGCTGGATCTGTACCCAACTGATATCTTAAGTGATCTGGTTTCTTTTTGCCTTTATCTCCTGGTAAATTCATCTTTTTCATTTCTGAATTAAGAGAATTTCTTAGATCGGTAGTTAGAGCTTCTTTTATAATACTCTTTAAAATTATGCTTTCTGTTAGCGGTTCTGTTTCTTCTTCGCCGCCTTCTTCTGCGGCTGGTGAAGTTTCAACTCCTGTTTGATCTCCGCCTCCATTATTATTTCCACCGCTTAAACTGCCATCGTCTTCTCCATCTGGTCTAGTTCCTTGTTCTGCTCCTTCTGGTCCTTTTGTTTTTAACGGACTTCCTTGCTTTAGTATTCTAGTAATTCCTTTCATCGCTCTTTCCTTTTCACCTATACTTGATAGATAATGTCTTTTACCAGAAATAATTGCTTCATACATTCCTTCTCCCATATAAGTTAAAAAGAAGTATTGGCTATTGTGCAAAACTATCTTAAACGTAGTAGGCTTTGGGGCTTGAATGAATATTGCTGTAATGTATTCTTTAAAATCTGGAGTCATTAATTCTGCCAATAATTCATTCAAAGTATGATACTTCTTAAGAATAAAACCCATTGGGTCCTTATCGAAAGGAGAATCTGGTTTGTCTTCTTTTTCGTTAGCCCTGTCGTCAGCTTTTTCTTCTGCGTCGTTTTTCTTTACTTCTTTTTCTTTGTCTTTAGCCGCTTTAACTTCGTCGCCTTCAGCTTCAGAAAGAATTGCCTTTAATATGTCTAAATCTTTATTCATTATGCTAGTAGAGCGTGATACTCTTTAAAGTGTTTAATTCTGTCAGGTAATCCTATAGTTCCACCGTTTACTCTCTTTGTAATCTTAGTTACTACATCATCTGTAGCACCCAAATGTTATCTTGTCCAGTCAATTGAATGTAACCACGACCACAATAGCTTGCACCGTCTCCAGATGCTTCTGGACCGTTACCCCTTCTACCGCCGTATACTTTATTAGCAATCTTCTCAGGTTTTCTTTCGTACGCTTTTGCTGATTCTAAAGTAGGAAAATATTTTTTAAATATGCCATTCAAACCTTTAGCTGAGTAGTTTAGGTTTTCTTTTGTCAATCTAAATCCTCCAGATTCATGACCACACTGAGCCAAGAAATGAGCCAATCTTAATGGAGTATTAATTTCGAATTTCTCCATTACTCCAGGAATTTGCTCAATTACTTTGTCTGGTATATGTCCTTTTAATTTATCTAGATTCATGTTTATAATTATTTATTAGCGCGTTTTGCTGCGCCTTTCCACATTGCCGCTGCAGCTACCGCTTTAGGATTATCTGCTCCGCTTTCTTTTGCCTTTTTTTCAATTGCAGCGAAACCTTTTCCTTTTTTACCAATATCTTTACCAGCTGTAGCTTTTTTAGCTATCGTTGATTTTTGTGCCTTGCTTAAACCAGCAGAAGGTTTTTTCTTTGCTTCCATCAAATCTTCTAAATCTACGCCGTCTTTGTGTTCAGGTTCTCCGTACTCATGATAGTTTTGACTAGCTTGTTGAATATAGTTCTCAGCGTTAGTAATATGATCTTGAATCCAAGCTGG